CAACAAATTGCGATACAACCTTAAGGGCAATCATGGACGCGACCACCTACGCAAAACTTAAAGACGCTGGCATCGCCGTTGACCTTGCCACGCAGACAAAAATTGATCCTGTGGACAGTAAAAAGACCGTAAAAGATGCGGGATTTGTGGAAGTCACCGTGCCCGTATTCGATCCGGCAACCGGCGCGCAAACCGGGACGACAACCTATGTTATTCAGATCGCATCAAAAGAAGCGGAGCGGGCGGCGCTGGTAAAACAGCTTGCCGACCTCGACGCGCAAATCGCAGACTTAAAGGGGGCAGAATGAGCGCGGATGAGGCTAGAAATCAGGCGGTTATTGCGTCGCTGAAACGCCAAATTGCCGACCTTGCGTGGGCGGTGGCGGAACTGAACGGCGAGGTTGCGGCATTGCGCTGCCCTGCGACAGACCAGGAAGCGCCAAGCGACAAATGAACTATGCAAAGCGTTTCGCATCGTCGCACCCAAAAGCCATCGACTTTCCACAAGACGAATACGCCAGCAATCAGGACGCCATCGACGCAGCGGCGACTGCGGCAGGCTACCGGCTCGCAGGCATTCGCCTTGGTTTTGTAGTGTTTACCACGAAAGGAGTTGACATTGCCTGATCCTGAAGGTATAAGTGCATCGACGGAAGCGGAACTTGCTCCCGTATCTCCCGCGCCCGGTGCGGACGACCAAAAACCGACAGAACCCGCACCCGCTGCGGATGACGAGAACGCGGAAACGCAAGACACGCCAGAGCAGCAAGCCGAGAAGAAAGAGTCACGCAGGGCAAGGCAGAACGCAAGGAAAGCAGCAGAACTTGCCGAAGCCAGAACCGAAGCGCGGCTACTTCGTGAACAGCTTGCCGAACTCAAAGCGAAACCTGCGGCAGTCAGCGACGAGCCAAAGCGTGAGGATTACCAGGATGATGCAAGTTTCCTGCGCGCCGTGTGGAGATACGACGCAAAGCAAGAAGCCAATGCAGCCATCAAGCCCCATCTAGAGGCCATCGAAGCAAGGCAAAAGCATTCGCAGCAGACCGATGGAAACGCCGAACTTGCAAAGAATTGGACGCAACGCGAAGCGGCATTCCAGAAGGCGACGAAGGATTACGAGGACGTTGTAACGCCGTTTGCCGAAGAAGAATTGCAGGACTTCGACATGCAGGCAAGACGCGCCATCGTGGAATCCGACAAAGGCCCGGAAACGCTGTATTACCTTGCGACACATGCTGACGAAGCTGCGCGGATCGCCAAGCTCTCACCCTTGCGGCAAGTGGCTGAATTGGGAAAGCTAGAGGACCGGCTTACCAAGGTAGTGAAGGCATCGAACGCACCGCCACCGATCAAGCCTGTAGGTTCTGGCCGCGCTGGTAACAGTGATCCCTCAAGGATGAGTGACACTGAATACAAAGCGTGGAGGAAAGCACAGGGCGCGAGGTGGGCACAGTAGCAAAATGACGCGCCGTCGAGATGACGCCGCACCAGTCCAGAAATTGGGCTTCCCATAGAAGGAGCTTTACCCAAAATGGCAAATACGCTAGTCACCTGTAGCATCGTGGCAAGGGAAACCCTGCCGATCCTCAAAAACATGCTGTCCTTCTCCAAGAACGTGAACCGTGATTGGGAGGACGAGTACAAAAGCAACATGAGCCGTGGTTATGCGCCGGGGCAGACGATCCAGATCAAGAAGCCGCCGCGTTATACATACCGCGCTGGCCGTGTCGCGGTGCCCCAGGCAACCGTCGAAACGACCGTGCCGCTGACCGTCAATCAGGGCGGCTGCGATATGTCCTTCACCAGCATCGAGCGGACTCTTTCGCTCACCAAACTGGAGGACAAGATTGAAGCGGCAATTGCGCCGGTCGCCAACGAAATCGACCGACAGGGGCTGACCCTCGCGCATTATTCGACGTACAACTGTATCAATGCTGCCGGTGCTTTGCCGACTTCGCAGGCAAATGCCCTGGCCGCAGTCACCGGCTTGAATCGCAGGCTGGATGAAATGGCCGCGCCTCGGGACCGTCGCCGCACGTTGATCAGCAATCCGGCTTTGAATGCTTCTTTGATTCAGGGCTTTGCGGGGCTGTTCAATTCGCAGGCGACGCTTTCGAAGCAGTTTCAAAGCGGGATGATGGTCGATAGCCTGGGCATCGCCTACGGCATGGATCAGAACGTCGATGTGCACACCAACGGGGCAGGAACCGCGAGCAACGTGAACGGCGCAAACCAAACCGGATCGACCATTACAGTGGCCGCAACGGGCGCGGGCACGATCTCCCGAGGCACCATCGTGCAGTTTGTTGGCTGCTTCGCGGTGAACCCGCAAAGCCGCCAATCAACCGGCGTGCTGATGGACTTCGTGATCACCTCGGACGTGGCGCAGGGTGCAACTTCCCTGCCGATCTCCCCTGCAATCGTGACCTCCGGAGCCTTCCAGAACGTGAGCGCAAGCCCGACGACCGGCCAAGCCTTCACCATCTCCGGGGCGGCTTCGACCGGCTACAGCACCAACGTGGCTTACCACAAGGACGCCTTCACCCTGGCGATGGTGCCGATGTGGGCACCTCCCGATGGAAAGGGTGTGATCGACGTTGCGCAGCGTACCGAGGATGGCTTTACCGTCAAAGTGACCGAGTTTTATGACGGGATCAACGACAACAGCATCATGCGTATCGATGTGCTGTTCGGGTGGGTAGCGACTTACCCGGAACTTTCCTGCAAATACTACTCGGTCGCCTAACCCGGCCCACTGGAAAAGGAAAAAATCATGGCTGTTTATCTTCTCAGGAGTTACGCGGGATTTGCTGCAAGCTCGACGGTGCCGGTTACGTTTCCGGACTCAACCGAGGCTTCGCTGATTGCGCAAGGGCTGGCGACTGCGGCGCAGACGACCTCAATGGCGGCTGTTATCGGCGGCCCGGATCAGTTTTTGACGCAAGGCGGCAACGTCATGGGCGCGGATTCTGGGGGGTATTCGACGCCGACCTACCGGCAAGGGCCGAGCATTCTGCCCAATATTGCCCTTGGAAGCGCAGCCCTGACCGGCTACGAAACCAACGGCGTCGCGCAAACTGCCGGAACGTGGAACTACTCGGAAATCTTCGTGCCGCACAACAACACCTGGACCGGCGCGGGTTGCTTGAACGGGACCACGGTCGGGACGAACAAGTACATCTTCGCTTTGTACGGGTCGAGTGGTGTGCTGATCGCCAATACCGCCGTGGCCGGGGTGCTGACCGCTGGTGCCTCGGTCATGCAGAACATCGCATTCACTGCGCCGGTCAACCTGGCGCGTGGCCGCTACTTAATCGCGGTGCAATTGGATGGCGCGACCGATACCGTGCGGCACGTTCTTGCCGCCAATGGCAGCAACGTGATTTGCGGGACTCAGGCGGGCACGTTTGGCACCGTTCCAGCAGCGATTACCACGGTAAGCAGCACCTTTACCACGGCAGTCGCGCCCATCTGCCAGCTTTACACTTAGTCATAAAGCCTAGATCACCGAGGCAAAGGGGATCGCAAATAAAAGGGCGGTAAATGCCTAGTCCGACGACTGCATTACAGATTATCGAGGATGCGCTCGGACTTACTCGGGCGGTCGGGGTCGATCAGACTCTGACCGCATCCGAGGTTTCTGACTGCCTGAATGCTCTGAATGACCTGATTGAAAACTGGTCTACTCAGAAACTTGCCGTTTATGGGCAGGCGAATCAGACTTTCAACACGGTCAGCAATCAAAAGGTTTATACCATCGGTCCCAGTGGCGACTGGAACACCGTCCGCCCTATCCGCATTGACCAGCCCGCTTACTCGACGTTGCCGACCGGCTCCGCGACTCCCGTAACCTTTCCGTGCGTGCCGATCACCCAAGCGCAATACAACATGATCGGCGTCAAGGATCAGACGCAGCAATGGCCGAATTTTTACCTGTACGTTAATGAATTCCCGCTTGGCCTGATTACGCTTTGGCCGGTGCCAAATCAGGTTACTGCCATCACGTTCTCCATTGACCGGATTTTGACGCAGGTAACGAGCGCGGCGGCTACGCTGTCGTTTCCTCCGGGGTACGTCAAAGCATTCAAGTACAACCTGGCGGTTGAAATTGCGCCGTTGTTTGGGCAACCAGTACCCGCAAAAGTAGAAGCAACGGCAGTTAGTTCGCTTGCCGACATTAAGCGGGCAAACAGGGTAACGCCAGAGATGCGCTATGACCCTGCATTGAGGGCTAACGGGCCGCGCAATTGGAGGATGTGGTAATGCCCTCCATTGATGACCTGATGGCATCCAAGAAGCGCCAAAGCATCATTGACACGATTCTAGGCGGGCTTTCCAATGCTGCGGAGCGTTCCATCGTCAAACCGGCGCGCAGGGTGTTTGATGCGCTGACCGTTCTCGGCTACATGCAGGACGCAGACGGACCTGCGGCGCTCATGTCTCGCAGGGCGCAGGAGATTCAGCGCGGCGTGATGCCTAGCCAGTCCGATCCGGGATTGCGCGATGCGATGCAGAAAAACGCCATTGACATGGGCCTTGCGCTGCAAACGGTCTACCACGGCTCGCCGCATAAGTTTGACAAGTTTGATATGAGCAAGGTGGGAACGGGAGAGGGTGCGCAAGCTTACGGGCATGGGTTATATTTTGCGGAGAGTCCACAAACGGCAGGGTTTTATAAAGATGTGCTTTCCACTTCTCTGCCTGCAAAAGTTGACGGTGGTGGTGCCTCTGTGGAATTGCCACAATGGGCCGCATCGAAAATCCAAAGCGAAGGGATTGATTCTGTAATTGCCGAGTGGTCGAAACGTGCCGCAGAAGCAAGGGCAGAAATGAAAACGTCGCTACAACCTTGGATAAATGAAGGTAATGCGATTCGCATGGAGCAGGAATTGTCTGCTTTGCAAAAAATAAAATCTGCTGGTGGCGCAAACGTCACAAAACCCGGCTCCCTTTACAAAGTAGACCTTCCCGACGAACACATTGCCAAGATGCTGGATTGGGATAAGCCACTGAGTCAGCAGGCGCCGGAAGTACAAACAATGTTCAAGGATAAATTAGCATCCTCTGTCGATAGGGTCGCCGATGATGGCAGTGGATACGTTTTTAGGGCGCGAGTTGGAAATAGTTTTGGCTACGGCAAAACGGAAAAAGAGGCGTTATCAAAAATCGTCCCAAGTGACATAAAAGGCTCCGAGCTTTACCAACTTTTAGGGGATCAGGTGCGAGCATCGGCAACGCTTAAGTCGCAAGGCGTCCCCGGCATTCGCTATTTAGAC